CGTATTAATTTTTAAGTTTGTTAAAGTGTAGCACCCTCTACAATATTGTTCTGTAGACTCTGTGCAGTAGTAACGTCATTAGCTACTACATACGCTTGTACTGGCTCTTGTGTTTGTTCTCCTATTGCCTCTGCTAATTGGCTTGTCTCTGTAGCTCCTACTATATTAAAACTTGGTGCTTGGGGTTGTGCAGTAGGTACAGAGCCTCCACCTCCTCCACCTCCAGATTTAGTCGGTACTTTAGTAGATAAAATCTTCTTAACATTAGCAAATCCTACAGCCCCAGTTGCTATCGCTTGTGCTATTGCATAACCTGGTACTGGCACTCCACTAAAAGCTTCTAACTGACCAGCTATAGCAGAATAAGTACTAATTAAAGACGATGCTACTGCTAACATCTTACCAGCTTGAGTTTCCTCTCCTATAACCCCACTAATATCTGACAAAGCACCAGCGTAAGTCTGTAGTGCCATTTGTTTTTGTTCAAATTCAGCATCAGCTATTTTAACTCTAGCATCTGCAAATTGTTGCTCTAGCTCCTCTTGTTGTTTAGTGCTTAAAAGTTTATCTTCTTTAAGTATATCCTCTCTAGCTTGTAATAAAGCTCTCTGCTCATCAAAAGTAAGGGTATCAAACTCTCTATCAAGCTCTAATTGTTCTATCTTTTTTTCTTGCTCTTCCTCACGCTTTTTCTTATCCTCTTCTTGCTTTTTCTTTACCCTATCTTTATCCTCTTGGTCAAACTTTTCTTGTAGTTCTCTTTCTTTAGTAGCTTGTGCTTCTATTAAGGCACTTGTATCTTCTCCATATAACTTGGCTAAATCTATTAACTCTTTATAGTGTTGTGCTACTTTACGTTTTTCCTCTTCTCTTCTCTCTGCCTCTGTGTCTATCTCGCCTTGTCTAATTTTTTCAAGAGCTTCTTGTTTCTTTTTCTCTGCCTCTTCCTCTTCCTTATTTGCTTTCTCTTGATCTTCCTTTCTTTTTTTATTAGCTTCCTCTCTTCTCTTTTTATCCTCCTCCTCTGCTTTCTTTTTATCGTCTTGAGCTTTTTTCTCTATACCTAAAAGATTAATCTCTAACTTTTGTCTATTAAGTATAGCTTTGTTAATCTTCTCCTCTACTTTAGCTATCTCCTCTGCTTCCTCTTCTCTATCTCTAAATAGCTTAAACCTTTTTTGCTCTGCTAACAGAATCTCTAATTGGTTTTTTAGATTTTCTACCAGTAGGTCATTTTCTGACATTTGTTGTTTAAGGAGTTTCTTTTTCTCCTCTATAATAGCAGTAGTATTTTTGCCTTGTAGTTCTAATATTCTTTGGTTATTTTCTGCTACTGCTAACTCTTGTTCAGTAACTGCTAATATATCTCTATGCTCTTGTTCTTGATTTTGTAGAGCTTTAGTACCATTGTCAAACAATTCTACTATTTCGTCCCAATAAGCTATGATAGTTCCTAAAGCCACGACTAAAGCACCTACACCAGTAGCTAACAAAACTCCTTTAACTCCCTTTAAGGCAGTTACAAAACCTTTAACACCTTTTATAGCACCAGTGATATTACCAGCTAAATCTTTTATCTTACCAGCATATCCCCCAGTAGCTTTATCAAGTAACTCAAACCCCTCTCTGTTTTTATCTCCAGTCTCTGCTACTTTTTCAAGATTTTTATTCAGATCAGATAGAGATTTTTCAGCTTGTTTAGTTTTAGCTATTACATTTAACTCTATTTGTTGTGCCATACCTCTTTCTTAATTTGTTGTAAACCCTCTTTTAGTGTCTCTGGCATTTTGTATTTGCCTTTTGCTATGTCTATGTAATGTCCTTTAAAGTCAAACTCTAAAGCATCTAATATGTCTCTAATCATTAGTCTGTTGTTTCAAATGTGTCTGTAATTTTAGCATCAAAATTAGTATAAGAAGCTTGTACCCCTAACTTATATGTAGTACCACTTTCTAAAGGACTAAACTTGTGAGAAGTACCTAATACAGTTTGGTCGTATAAATCATCTATGTATAACTTATACCCAGCTACTCCACTCACTGCATCCCAAGATAATGTTACACTACTTGCATCTTTAGTTGTTACTGTAGGTTGTGCTACTCTACCAGCGAATTGGTTTATACCACTTTCTAACTCGCTAATACTTTGTAACTCGTTTATTAATTCTAAATCACTTTTGTTAGTTAGTAGGTTAGTCTTAATACTGTTTATTTTATAACTCTTACCAGCTATAATAAATCTATCGTTTAGGTTGTACCTTAATATGATTTGTAGTGGTAGATAAGCACTTACATTTACCTTTCTACCTTTAACGTGGAATAGGCTTACAACATAGTCTCTGTAGTAGTTCTCAAATAGGTTTGTACCTATAGGCTCAAACTCAAACTCGTCAGACTCTAAACCAAAATTAAGTGCAGTCCTATTACTTGCGTTCTCAAATATTTGTGATGGTCTTTTGTAGTTAGTAGGTGTACCCCCTCCACTCTGTAAATTTATATAGTCATCTGGGTCAGTGTCTATACAATACAATAATAAAGGCTGACCAATAGTAGGCTCTCCCTTTTTATCTATCATAGTGCCTTGACATACTGGAGTAAGTGTACTACCATCAGCCTCGAATAACCTTTCGTACATCATCTTTTCAAAGTCTAACTCTACCTTATAGTCTCCACCATCCCACTGATCATATCCATAGCTTTCTTGTGCAAAAGGTATGCCTTGTAGCTCATCAGAGAATTGTACTAACTGACTTACTTTAGACTTAAAATTAAATAGTATGTTTTTATACTGTAATAGCTTTGATACAGTGCTTTTACTCATATCTACATACTTTGTTATATCGTACCTTTTACCAGCATTGTAGAAGTCATTTAAAGTCTCTACTCTAATTTTGTCATCTTCCTTATATGCAGTCAGATTAAACATCTTAAATAGATTTATAAGAAAATCAAAAACTTTCATTTTAGGCATATTCTCTCCTACAAAAAATGTATTAGTAATATCATTACTGGAAGCATCGTATATAGCAGTTTGAGAGTTAGTGTAAGTTTCATCATATGGACTCTTATACTGTAAATCTACTCTTAACGTTTGAGTCATTGTAAACGTATTAGTACTCTCTACCTTACACAAATAGTTTAAAGGGTTAGGTAGCTGATAGTTTAAAGTAGACAAGTTAATTGGCTGACTCTCCCAAGTTAAAGTTTGGTCTAAACCACCATCAAAAGTTTGTGTTTGTACCACTCCATTAGGATCGGTTACAGTCATTGTGTAAGGCTCTGTACTTGAAGTTGTAATATCCCATTCGAAAGCATATCTACCTACAAAGTTTCCATTCTGTACAAACGTTGAGTTATTTTGAAAGTAAGCAAAGTCTAAAGGACGTAAGTCTTGGTCAGATAAAGGGTCTGCACTATCATAGTCCCAAGCATTTTCGTCAGTGCTTAAGTGCATTCTATTAAAAACTGTTAATACACCTCCACCCTCATCAGCGTTAGAGATATAACCCTCGTTTCTATGTAGCCACAAATAAAGGTTATTAAACTCTTCACTGTTAAAAAACTCGCTACTAAAAGTTATACCTATACTGTCATCACTCTCAATAGCCTCTATAATTTTTTTAACCCTTACTGCTGGTTTTAAATCTAAATAATCTAAATCGTTATTATCGTTATCTCTATACTTGTCGTTTCCGTGTATCTCAAATCTTTTACTGTGTGTAATTAAAGGTACTACTACATCGTCTGGACTGCCACTCTCTACAGTTGTAAATTTTGAGTAAACATTAGTAGCATTGTAGGTAAAGTTCATATTCTCATCATAAGGCAAATCCTTAAGCATACGTTCTGATAACTTCTCTTTAAGCTCTACAGTATCTCCAAAGAATACTACCTTGTAAGAGTATGGTGCATTGTCTTTCAGATCAACACTGTTTAACCTTATCTTACCTTTCTTGTAGTTTACTCCGTTTAGCTTTATTTCTGCATTAGCCTTATACCTCGCATCAAAGCCATTATCTATGTCATAGTTGTAGTAGTGGCTAAATAGCTTGTTATTTGTTTTAGAAGCTGGTAGGTTAAACTGCTGACTAAAGGGTACAAAGATTTTGCTTATGTCTCTAACGTTCTGTATTGAGTCCGTTATAGTTACACTCTCATCACTAAACAAATCTACTTTAGTGTCATTTATGTAAAGCTCTATTATCTGCATTAACGTATGTTATTTATAGTATCAAAAGCGTAATCTATCTCTATAGTGTAGTTTATTAGTTTGTCGTTTAGGTGTGTCTTATAAGCTAAAGAGCTACTGGATATGTTTATAGGAAGAGTTTGACTATTTACCTCTATCCAACAGTCCTCACTTAACTGCATTTCTTTAAATACATCATTATACTCCTCTGGATAGTAACCAGTGTTTAGTGATAGCTTCTCTTTACCATTCTTAACTAATATCTTTTGCTGGTGTTTGCTTATACTGTAACTGCCATCTACTACTGTGTTACGTTTGTACTCTTCCTTTTTTGTAGATAGTGTTTCTCTACTTGCCAAGAAAAACCATATATCTTGTAAAGCTCCAAACTTATTGATAAAGGTTACTTTGTATGGCTGGTACTTACACTCCTCTATATTGTCTACTGTAATCTTAATTACACCATCATCTGTATCGACATATATCGTGTCAAAGTCAAATAGTGTAAATTCATTAGCAAAAGCATCTAAACAGACACTACCCTCAAAAGTACCACCATCTTGTATTACTCGATCCTCAAACTCATCAGCACCATTAACACCACTTGTAACATATTCTATTTGTTCATCACTCTCTGTACTACTGCTTATAGCTTTTGTGTATATCTGCTCTCCATTTAACTCATAGGTTACTTGTGTAGCCTTTGACGTGTCTACTGGTATTACTGCTGGTGCATCGTCCAGCTTAACTATTTTAGTATTGGTTTGTAATAGTCCACTATCATTCTGTGGGTTTACACCATCCTCAAAGTAGCCATAACCATAAAATCCTTTTTTCTGTACCCATCCTTGACTTGTGAAATCTGGTGTAGATGCAGTGCTTCTGTATATCTCATAGTCTACCCAAAAGAAATCACTGGCATAGTCTCCATCAAACTCATTAGTAAAGTAGTCTTTTATTAGTTCGCTAATCTCAAACGTTACTTTGTCATCTATAGCGTTACTACTTAATTGGTAGGTAGGGTCAGAGGGTCTGTCATTTGCAGTAGCTCCTACACCTTGTGTACCAGTGTATATATATAAATCTATTCTATCAGTAACTAACCCACTTACTGTATCGTGTATATAGTACGGACTTCTTGTGTTTATCTTACTCATTTACTTGTAGTTGTTTCTATCATATTTTCTGCATCTATTTTTAGAGCTTTCTCCAGTTTATTTGTAGTAGTCTCTTGTGCTTTCTCAAAAGCCTTTGTAAAAAATAGACTCGGCTTTAAACCTCTGTTATATATATTACCAGCTATAATCTTTCCTATAGTTTCATAAGTGCCTCTAACAAATCTACCTTTTTCATCTCTTAATCTAAAGTTACGTCTCTTTGCCCAGTCTCCTACACTATTTGCAAAGACATCAAAAGTACCTCTCATATTACCACTACCAAACTTGTAGGGACTGTTAGGAGCTTGTTGTCCTCTTATAGCTTTATCTCCTCCTTTTACTTTACTTGGGTCTTTACCCTTTACCCCTTTGTCTACAAACTTACCATAGTCCTCCATTTTAATTTGAAAGGATAGACTGTCTTTAGTTTGTTTTACTGGTGTAGCTTCTAAACTTTCATATAGCTGACCAGTCTTACCTTGACTCGCTAAATTCTTTTTAGAGTCCTTAATTATCTGGTCTCTAATCTTCTCTAACTCTTTTTTAAAGTTATCAGTTCTCAACAGATATCTATATTATTCATTACTATTAAAGAGAACGTAACTGACCACCCAGCTAACTGGTTTCCAAAGTTATCTTTAAAGGCTTCAAAGGTTGTACTACCATCTACTTGGTATCCCTCTCTATGTGTACTGCCTCGTCTTAACTGTTGTATAAATTTATTTAGTACTGCTAACTGTGTGTTGTGTACGTCCATCTCATTATCATTACCTCTAAAGATATCAGTAGTAGGCTCTTTACTTACGTCTACCAAGTCCATAGCAAGTATGCTAAAGTTAAAGGTCATAGTCTGTCCATCCTCCGATATATTGTTTATCATTATGTGGCATAACGGAAAGATATCTTGCTTGTTTAGGTTTACTTGTGTAATGTCTCCTTTAGTTACTGTATTAACATTCAGATCAGCCAGTAGTAGGTCTTTAAGGGTTTCCATTACATCATAGTAAGCTATAGCTCCTCTATGTCTTATTGCGGTCATTTAAAGTTCTTTTTTATTTGTTTCCTCTCAAGTTGTGTTTTGTCTTTCATAAAGGCTAAAGCGTAAAGGCACTTGTGTACATTCTGGCTTGTAACCTCATCTATTTTCATAATGTCAAATCCAGCAAGTGCTTGTATGCTCTGATACCATCCCCATTTATTATTGAAGTTTGAGAGAGCATCGAGTCCTCCAGTTCCCCCTCCTCCAAATATTTCGTCATAGCTATCGACAATTCTCTCCCTAAATTGTAAAAAAAAAGCATACTACTTATAACTGCATCCATAGGTGTATGTAACATAGCATCGTAGTAGGCATCTCCTCTATACTCTTCTATTAGGTATTTGTCTCCTACCTTTTGCTTGATAGGTCTGTATAGGACTGCCATAACTTTGTACATATTGTCCCATCCCCCCAAGTTACTATCCAAGTCTACATACTCTCCAAAAGTCATATCGTCAAGCTTTGGTATAAATCCAAACTCGGTATCTCCTAACTTAAAAGTCTTTACTAAATCTGGTTTGTCATTTAGAGTCTCTGTGATTATAGCTACTACCTTTCTCACGTCAGACATCTTATACTTGACTGACTCTAATAGTGGTATACCACAAAATATCTCTAAAGCTTTCTCGTGGACAAAAGCCTCACTATACTCATCGTCTTGGTTAGCCTCTATTACTTTTAAATACTTAACATAGTCAGATAGCTTTATCTCTGACAAGTCATTAGGCACATTAATCTTTAGCTTCATAATAATATAACGTATAAAATTTGTAGTTTATCGAATTGCATACTTACCAAAATTAGGTTGGCTTATAATAGAGTAAGTGCTATATCTCGAGGCATCGATTAGGTGGTTATTTCTATCCTCTGGTACATTGGTTAGTTTACCACTCTTGTCCTCTTTCCATTTATAGTCTCTAAACTCTTGTATAGCGTTAGTGCTATCTTTGGTTATATGTATCTTGTATCTCTTGAGTAGGTCTATACCAGCATTGATAGAGTCTTTGCCTTTTACTGAAGCTCTTATATTCCATCCCATTTTGCGTAGCTCGTCATTTAGTCTCGGCTCTGCACTGTCTCCAAATATTACCTCTCTCTCTACTCCTATTTCTTTTAGCTTGTAGTGTATGTCTTTACCAGTCATCATAGTCTGGTATATGTATTCTTTTATGTATAAGTCATAACCTCTCCTCCATACCCCTACCATAGCAGTAGGATCGTTAGTGTATCCGTAGTCTAAACCAAAGCTAACAAACTCTGCATCCTCTGGCACTTTGTCTGTCTCGTAGTATTTGAAGATAGTTGCTTTACTATACCCCCTCTCTCCCAGTCCGTATATCCTCCAGTAGTGTTCGTCTGTTTCTTTTAGTCTTTCTATCTCTTCTATTATACTGGCATCTAAAAACTTATTGTCTTTGTAGGTTGTTATAAAGAAGTCTACATCGTCCCTTGTTATTACATCGTCATATATCCAGTGGTAGAAGTCTGATGGGTTGTAGTCTATTACTATTCTTTCACTTGTTCTAAAAGCTAACTGTCTCCAGTCCTCTTTAGTACAAGAGTTAGCCTCGTTTAAAAATAGGAAGTCTCTCTTACGCCCCCTTACTTTCTGTGGCTGGTCTAACGATATAAACTCTACTAAATTACCATCTAACTTATACTCGCTATTACTTTTGTTATGGTTTGCTTCATCGTACTTATTATGTATTTTAAGTATCTCTATGAAGTCCCTCATTACAGTTGATCTTAAAGCTGGAAAGGTCTTTCTGCATATCGTAACAGTCTTACCAGTGTTTACTTGGCAGTAGTGAAAAATGATAAAGAGCAAAATGTTATAAGTCTTTCCAGACCTCGTCCCACCTTGCTCTACTACTATTTTTTTTTGACTGTCGTAAAGATGCTCAAATACTACATTGACATTTACGTCCACTATCTATGTATCTTTATGTTTATCTCTTTATCGGTTGTATCGTGCTTTATCTCTCTCTTTGTACCATTGAGTCTATGTGCTTCCTCATCATCTGCTATCAGTTTCATTAGTCCTATTTGTAGTGTAGGGTTATCTGACTCATACCACTTCTGTCTCATTTCTACTTTCATATTAACTCTGTTTTTTGACAAAGCTCTTTTTATCTCGTTACATTCGTGCAGTTTGTGGTCATAGAAAGCTCTTTTACTAAAAGCAGTGTATCCAAAGATATCTCCTATAAATACAAGATTTTTCTCTGTAATTACTTTTATACTTTCCTTTCTTATCTCTTCTGTGTCGTATGCCATAATCGTTCTTTTATATTATAACGTAGCTTTTAAACCATTTGTAGGCTCTCTACTGCATCTATTATAGCTTCTCTTACCTTTAGTATATCTTTATCTATATCTTGCTTCTCTCCTATCGGTTTACGTCCTATATAGATTTGTTCAGAGTCCATCTCTAACAGTATGTATTGATAGACTTTGTAAAGCTCTTTCTCGTATTTTTCTATAGTATCCCAGTTGTTTAAAGAGTATAATATTAGGCAGTGTGATCTACCCAAGTAATCTGCTATAGTTTGATAAGTCATAAAAAACCTATCTCTCATTATTTTAGAGAATACTATTCTTGCATATACATACTCTCTTTTTCTTGTATCTGTCCTTACGTCTAAACCAGTGTAAAACTCTATTCTGTCTTTTATGTAGTTTAGGTCTTTTATTTGTCTCTGTGTCATAGTGTACCAGTTATAGTAAAATCATTAACATCAAAGTCCTCTCTTTTGTACTCTTCATATATTTCTATTGCTCTTTGTACTTGCTCCTCTCCCACTTCATAAAACTCTTTAGAAACATCCCATACTGCTATATCTAAATTTTTCTTGTCTATACATAGGAATTTAAACTGGTCATAGCTACAGTCAAATAGTTGGCAGTAGATATAGACTTGTAAAAAGTAACGGAATTTATAGGCACTTCTATTAAAGTTTCTAACGTCTATCGTAGTTTTAAGATCAACGATACCTCCTTTGTTTTTTAGGATATCTGCCTTTGCTCTAAAAGGGTAGCCAAAAAGATTACCTACTGCTGGTATTTCAGTTCTGCTATCTCTCATTAGTTCCATAGCTCTTGAGTTTTTACTTATAGCATCTACAAGCCTTTCGGCATCGTCTCTCTCTTTTGCAGTAAATACGTCTGGATATTCTGCTTTTGCTTCTTTAAACTTTTTAGTGTTTTTACTCTGCACCTCTACAAATACTATATCGTCCATTTTTGATGGCTCGAGCACCATAATATGAAATAAGTAGCCATCTCGTAGAGCTTGTGAGCTTGACTCGTTTCCGTAGGTCATAGCGTAGTGATAGCTTTTAGGACTATCTAATAACAGTTTAAGGTTGCTTGATGAGAAAGCAGTCTTTCCTAAATACCCATAGTAAAACTCATCACTGTAGGCATTGTCTATTAGTTCTTGTTGCTCGTGAACACTATTGTCCAGTAGTTTTATCTTCATTGTTCTTATTTTCAAATTGTTCTAATCTTACTTTAAAAGCCTCTATCTTAAGGTACATCTGTGTAAACAGTCTCTCAAGTCTGGCTATCCTTTGTACTTGGTTTACTTTATTCTTTCTCATTAGTAAGGTGGGTTATCTTGTTTTGTTTCTCTAATATACTCCAGCTCTCTTTGTATGTAGTCTATAGCTTTTTCTAAATCTTGCTCTTCTGATCCTTTGTGTGAAGCTCTAACTAAATACTTTATAGCATTACCTCTATTAAAGTTAAGGTCGTAGTCTTTGATAAAGTCTATAACATCATACCCCTTACCATTCTCATAGTGCTTATATGTTGCTCTCATAGTTCTTTGTAAGTACTTTTTTTATTAGTTCTACTGTAATAATTAGTTTGACTCGCTTCATCACAAGCTATGTATCTTACTTTGTCAGTGGCTGGTTTTAGCTTATACCATCTACCACTCTTTGACTTTCTCCAAAGTGACTTCATATAATAGCGTTGTCTAATTGTTCTATCATATGTCTTATCTCACTCCTCTCAAACTTTCCACTTATTTCAGCGTTATACGTTTTAAAGGTTAAGTGATACATATACTTATCAGTATCCCCTTTAGCTTCTCTTTTACCTAAATCTTCAATTTTTAAATCAAATTTCATTTCTTTAATTGTTGAAGCTCCACTACTATAAAAAATAGTCCCAGAGCAATTAATAAACCTACTATAATCATTTCTTTAAATCATATTTCATTAGTACACTTTGCCACCAAGAAAGGTGCTGATACTCGTCCTCTGTAAAGACATATACCCTACCTTTACTATTAATAATACAGTGTAATCCAGTTGCTAAAATTTTGTGTGTCATTGTTCTATGTGTTGATTTATAATTTTTGTTTCTATATACTCTAATTGGTCATTACTAAAAATATCCATAATATCTACCCCACCTACATAAATAGAGTAAATATCTACTGTTGGAGGACTGCCTACATAATCATAGGTTTGCTCTTCTCCATCTCTAAAGTCATACTCTACCCATAGTAGAATATCATAAAGGTTTACTTCCGTTTGCATTTGTTCTTAAGTTAAAGTTATCATCTTTTAGTTTTTTGATCTGCTTCTCTAAAACCATCTCTCTAATCTGTAAAGAGTTAGTATAAGAGTACATCTCATAAAGACATTGAGCCAAAGAGTCTAAAGTTTTATTCTCTGGCTTTGCCTCTTTCCACTTAATAAACTGTTCAGCTATTGCAGTGAAATTAGCTTCAAATAGTTGCTTGTCTAAAATATTCATTATAAGTCCATTTGGTCTCTACAGTCTGGACATATATCACAGAAGTCATACTCCTCTAAAGACATTAGACTGTTACACATTTCACATTTTAAATCTTCTATCATTGTTTTATTTTTAAATAAAAAAGCAGTTTAGTAAGTCTAATTAGTCCTATTGTTCATCATTCATTCTGACTTTCATTAGTATCCATATCCGTATCTAACTACTAATTCAGCGTGGTAGCGTAACCTAAAAAGAGGTTTCGACTGCTTTTTTTTAAATTAATATGATGCAATATAGTAAATTGTTAATAACTTTCCAAATTAACTAACAATTATTTCTTTTTAAAGTACTCATCCCATACTCTTGGCTTATCTTCCTCATACCTATTTATGATAGAAGCATCTGACTCTTTTAACATATATACTTCTTTTTTTATTTTGCTTTTGTCCCACATTGTAGTTTTAGGACAGTCCATAGTCTTTATAGTAGGCATCTCTAAACTATTAAGCCAGTATAGATAATTACCTTTAGTATCGTTTACAAAATAGATACTTACCCCCTCAAAGCTCTTTAGCTTGTCGTATTTAGCTTTTTCGAGCATCTTGGTCTCATAGTACTTATTTCTAAATTTCATCTCTAAAACACACTTAAAACCTTTTGGAGTGTATCCATAAGCATCATAGTATGTATTACGATCCCCACACCATTCCAAGTCCCACCCATCTAAATTTAGTAAGTGTACTGTAGCTTTCTCTAATTGCTCTATATTCATTCTGTTGGTTTCTCTATACTTAAGAAGTGTTTGTTAAGAGCTTCTATTCTCTCTTTCCATATACGCTTGTTACAAGTGCAAGGGACACTATACTTCTCATTAAATAAGTCTGCATAGTATCTGGCTATCATTTTAACCTCTTTTACTTTTATCTCTCCTTTAGCCTCTCTAAACTTCTCCCAGTTATTGTACTGCTCTAAATTCATTTTCTATCAAAATAATTATCTAATTTATCTCTTCTCTCTTCACACCCACAGTCATCCCCCCAAATCTTTTTTACTATCCACTGTATACCAGTAGCTTTAAATATCCTTTCTAATATAGTGCCTACTTTCATTGGTTTTTTATTTGTTCTTTAATGTCTCTTACTGCTACTCTCACTGTATCATAGCTTATACCAGTGTCCTTTGAGAATTGTAGCATACTTATACCACTCTCAAATATAGCTTGATAAATCTCTTTATACCATACCTTTGTGAGTATGTCTCTATTGTATTCTATGTATTCTTTAGTGAAGTCTATAGAGTTATGCTCAAGCCATTTAGATATAGCTTTAACTTTCAGATCAAAGTCATCCTCTGTATACCCCTCGTCTTCTGCTTCTATTAAGTAGTCTAATTCTACAAACTGTATCTTTTTTTCTTTACGCTTTAAATCAAACACCATATTTCTTAATACCACATAGCACCCATAAAAATTAGGACTATCCTCATCATAAGAGTAGTCCTCTTTGTTCATCATTTTAATATAAAATTCTTGTAAGATATCTTTTGCAGTGTCTATGTTACACCCACATTCAGTTATATACTTAAGCCAAAGCTTCTCGTATCTGTGTAACTTCTCAATCATTTCTGGTATAGGATATTGAAATTAGTACTATACCTAACATAAGCTGATATATTACTTGTAAGCCATCCTCTGTCTCTGTCTCGTCATATAGAAACAAAAAACCAAACCCAGTAATAATATGGAATTGTAAAGCTGGGTTATACTTATCAGTAAGAGCTATTAAAAATATCAGTAGAATAATAAAACCTACTATGCCATATAATATCATAACTTAATTTTTTCTTAAAGTTACAATATTTTTTTAATATTTTTTTAACTAACATAGGCATCAAGCTCCGATACTCTCATAGTATAACAGTCTGCTCTAAAGTAAAACTTTTTAGTTCCGTATGGATCAAGCTCCCCTTTTTTTCTAAAAGTAGCAGTCTTATAAAAATTATCTTTAGTTATAAAACCATATATGTAGGCTTTCTTGTAGTCATCTGCCATACCTACAAAACAGTAGTACTCACATTTTTGGGTAGTGTTAAAGTCTAATACACTTGCAGTCCATAAAGGAGTGGGAGTTAGTTTAGCACTATGCCTTTTTGTTTTTACATCTATTGTTATACCATCTATTATAAGGTCGTAGTCGTAAGTGTTTTTTTGTATAGCATTATAATACTGTCTCACTATAACCTCTCCTAAAGCTCCAGCCTTATTACCATCCCCTTGAGTTACACTGTTTTTAAGTATCTTAAAGTTATACAAATCTTTAGCTTCTGCTATATGGTCTGGAGTAATATCTATTTCTATCATACGCTTTTTAAAAAATTAGTAGCCTTTACGTCCTCACTTATCATCCTAACTATAGGTTGTCCGTTTATCTCAAACCCTACATTATTAATTATAGACTTTAAACGTATCGGCTCGTCTAAACTTGTAGGCTTTCCACCAGTCTCTACTTCCTTTACCTTTCTAACGTGTATGTGAGTATACATCCAGTCAGAGTGGTGTTGTACGTATCTATGTACTACCCAAAAATCATCAGCTCTATTTACAAACTTACCACCTCCCTCAACGTCAGATGCCATTGGTGGTATAGGGTATCCAGCGTACTCGTGATCCATTCTATGTAGCATACGAATAGCACCAGTATTAGCGTGTACATTAAGCCATATAGTTATGTTATTGTTTTTACAAAAGAGTCTAAACTCTGTAGTAGCTTGATAGTCGTACTCGTGTCCTCCTAAACTCTTCATAAGCTTCTCATCCTTTGCCAGTGAGTTATAAGGGTCTATCATAAACCCATCATAGTTCCACGCATTTTTATACTGTATGCCTAATTCTAATAAGTCTCTGTAAGTGTAGAGCTTGTCAGTATCTATAATCTTAAAGTAATTATCTATGTAGTCAGTTAGCTTTATAAACTCCTCCTCCTCTATTAAGTTTAGTGGTTTACGAGCCAAGTACTCTACTAATTTTCTTATGATACTGTGAGGCTGGTTTTCGCTGGAGAATATTAGCCACCTCTTTTTGTGTTTAAGTGTGTAGCATAACATTAAAAATAGTACTGCTGAAGTCTTACCTACATTAGCTTGACCTAATATAACGTTAAAAGCATTATCCTTAAATCTTATGTAGTCATCTATATTAGGTATGTCTAATTTTAGTCCCTCCTTTATGCTACCATTTCTTATCTGTCTTAACTTCTCAATGTGTTGGTTGTAATTTATTATCATAGTTCAAAAAAAAGGCTACCCAGTTACGAGTAGCCAAATTAACAAATTAAAAATTAGAAAGGCAAATCTGAAGTTTCTCTGTCTGGCATATGCTCTTTAGTACTAACTGCTTCTTTTTTAGGAGAGTCATATACTCGTGCATAAAATTTGTTAGGGTCTTTACCACTTCTCAATATGTCAAATTGTAAGTAGCCTTTATTAGCTTCTGCTTTCTCTTTGTTTTTCTGTATCCACTCTGCAAATTGTTCTGCATTGAAAGATACGTTAGCTACTATAAAATCTAATTTAGAAGTCTTGGGGTATAGGAAGTTTAAAAATTCGATATTGTTATTCATAATTATTGTGTTATCCAGTTAAACATTATTTCTGCATCTTCTATTACGCTTTGTACATCACTTGTACCTCTCGATGCGTGAAGCTCTGATGAAGCCTTTATACAAGTCTGTTTAATAATAGAGTTCTGCACGTCATCTTTAGGAGTAGGTCTGCTACCCCCATAGCTTTTGTTAGCATAGTTATCTCTAACCAGCTTTGCATTTTTCATCTGCTCATTAGACACTGTGTAATTAATAGTGTCCCCTACAGATGCTTTAAAGTCTCCCTTTGCAAAAAAGGTGTAAGCCTCTCCATCTGCAAAAGTAACTCGGTACTTGTTCATACCGTTCCACTGACCGTTAGTGTCAATGTACTTAATTCTACCGTTTTTCATTTGATTTAATTAAAGGTTAATATATAGGTTTATTTTTTTCTAATTCTAACTTTATCTCTAACTCTTCTACTCGTCTTTCAAGAGCTTCAATTCTTACGTTAAGGTAATCTACTAAACTACTATTCGATATCCTTTTTATGTCTGCACTATATATCATCAAAAAAAGTATAAGCGTTAAGAGTAGGACTATTTAGTAAAACTTGTAAGTCAATAATTATATTGTATCTTAAATTACCAACATACTTCTCTGTCTCTAAAACTTCTATAAGTTCAGATACTAATTGAGGATGATCGTCTGATTTTTGTCGTAGCCTTTTTTGGTACTCTGGCTTGAGTCTTTGTAGTAAATTCATATTGTGTTATCATTAATTCACTTCAAAACTACACAAAATTATTTAATTAACAAAATAGTAACAAAAAAAAGAGCATCCGTTAGGACACTCTCTTCTGAACAATGATAACAAACTTGAAGCAAGTTTAAGCAAAATTAACCTATATTAAACTCTTAACCAAATGTTCATAGTGTTTTATTTTCTCTTCTAATTCTATACTACTATACTTTACTGTCTGTCTGCTTTGTTGTAGCATAGCTTCAGCAGTTCCCTCTCCATACTTTTGATCCAAGTTTTTACTAAAAATAAACTGCTGACCAGCACCATACACATTACACCCTACACACTGCACTTGGCAGTTAGTCTCATCCCATCTCGTACTAAAGTGCTTTCTGGACATAAAGTGTCCGTTCTGCATTCCTTTACCTTTCCAGTACTCTTTCTTACCACAAGTAAAGCATTCTACTATACCATTTTTAGACTCCCTTAATCTTATATACTGACTAAAGACATTATCTAACTTACTTATTAACTTCTTTCTTGGAGTCTTTTTAGGCATAGGACAAAAGTATATTTATAAAAAAAAAAAAAAAATTAGGATTTTTAAAAGTTTAGTTTATATTACTACTATATAGTACCATATAGTATCTACTATATAGTATCTTCTATATAGATAATTATATATATTTAACTATATAGTAGAATCTATATAGTACCATATAGTTGATACTATATAGTATCCATATGTAGTCTAATTTAATTTTTTCTTACTGCACTACCAAAGAAGTAACCAAATATAGATAGGACTATTCCCTCACATATTCCTATCAAATGTATCCAAACCTCTTTATTATCTTCTGGTATCTGTAAATAAACTATAGCGTATACTATAAAAGCGAAAGCTCCTAAACCTACTAAACCAGTTAGATTAAACATAAGATCAAAGCTACCAGTTTTAGCTACTTCTATCTCTCGGTTTCTTGCACTATCTCTATCTGCCACTTCTATCTCATAAAGCTCTATAAGTTCATTATGTAGCGTTTCTTTTTCTTGTGGAGTCAGAGTAGGCTCATCGTCTATTAAGTTCTTTACGATGCCTAAAACACCCTCATTTGGTAGTACTTCTTTAGCAAAGTTAGGTAGCTTCTTAAGTATAAACTGACCTACTTTAGTATCTTTAAACTTCTTTTTTGGCATAATTATTTAGTTGTATAGTCCCAACGAGCTTTAGTTTTTCTTATGTCGTAGTGTACAAAAGTATCGTATAAACCAAGTCCACCTTGTAGCATATGCCCCATATCAATTAAATCCTCTATCATAGCGTATACTTCTAACGGTTTTAAGCTCTGTATAGTAATATCACTGGCTTTACCTAAAATATGCTGGGATTTTTTAGACCCTCCTACTTTAGCATTATGCTCTGGACATCTATAAGCACTATTAATTTTAATAGGTCTACCAGTATAGTCTCTTAAGAATTGTAACTGTTGAGATAGCTTAATAATATTCTCGTAAACTTCTAAAGGCATCTCTCCTTTTTGTTTACAGTTTTTACAGTCTCCCTTACACTTAAACTCTTTATACTTAAAATTTTTAGTCATTTACTTTAATTATTTCTTTACCAACGTGCTGGTGTGCGTGTTTAATAGTAGGTGCTAATAGTGGATGCTCTCCAATAGAGCTATGACTTGCGTGTACGCAATATGGACATTCTTCAGCATAGACTTTATTTAGTTTTTCTTTAATAATTGTAGTGTCTACTTGAATACTGTAAACCGAAGTAACTAACCATCCAGCTACACCTAACAAAAGCGTTCCAGACAACGCTACTATTTTATTGCTTATTTTCTCCATTTAATTGTTTTATAAAGTTTTGTATCTCTTCCTCTCTTACGCTTAATTTCATATCTATACCAGCCATATACTGTCTCCTATTTCTACCCTCTTTATAAATTAGTATAGTAGGTAGGCTTTTAATTTGGCTTTTAATCTTACTTGCTAAATCTTCTATATCAGCATAGATATACTTACAGTCCTTTAGATTTAACTGTAATGTGTTTTTAGCGTTCCATTCAGCATTAATCTGATACACTGTTACTCTTTGACTATGTACTAATAAACTAAATAATAAAAATACTGCTATTCTCATTGTTCTGAAGTTAAGTCGTATAACCTCTGCTCTATCTTGTCTAACTTATTGCCATTCTCGTCTACCTTTTTTTGGGTATCCATTATCGTTTGGCGTATAAGCTGGTCTTTAAGATCATACTCCGTTCTACTAATTATCGGCTCTGGTAATCGTTTAGCTTCCTCTATATCTTTTTGTAAAGCAAAGTAAAGAGTAGCTACACTAACTGCACACCCTATAATAATAGCTATAGTTTTTAGGTCTAAAGTAAGTTGTGTATTCTCGTTTACCTCCATTACATTTTAATTTTATCTAAAAAGTTATTCCATTTATTTATAAGCCAATTTTTAAACTGCTCTAATTTGTCTGCTATATATCGTAATCCTTTTATCATAATCTATTTGTTGAATAATCTACTCCATAAAAACTGTGTATACCCTCATCACTTGGGGTTACTGCATAACTTTGCCATCCGTAAGGATGACTATCTTGATCTACCCACATAACGTCCACGTGAAATCTATCACTTAAAACTGGCTCTGTAATTACATTACCATCAGCATCATACTCCCCCTCTGTAATAACAATATTTCCAAGTGTTACTATAGCGTGTGGGTGTGTAGGGTTTCCATCCTCATCTACTCCAAGAGCTTCTATTTTGCTATTGGCTTGAGCCTCGTCATTAAATTCGTATTTTGCTACTTTTATCATAGTGTTGTTAATTCTATTGCTTCTGTTTCTGTTAATACTCTATCGTAAACTCTCACATCGTGTACTTTACCCTCAAAATGATTTGCAGTGTTTGTCCTATTACTAAAGTTTAGTCTATCGATTCCACTTGGTACAGTAGCACTTGTATCACTACCAGACAAACTGCCATTTATAAAAAACTTGTATTCATTTTCTTTAAAAGTAACTGCTATTTTATTTCGTTGGTCAAACGTTAAACTTAAATAACTATCTACACTTCCACTTGAAAATACTCTTACTTGTGTGCCATTAGTTTGAAATATAAGTACAATTTTATTGCTATCACTTCCATCACTTAAACCTATTGTAGTTTGGTTTCCACTATCATAAACATAGCTATCTACAAAAAAAGTACCCTCTGTAATATCAAATAAATCACTATCCCCACCATTAAAACACTCATCTTTTACCCTTGTTTTAATTGCACTACCATCGTCTGATTTAATATAGCTTGACACATAAGATGCTTTTTCTATTTGACAACCAAAAGCGTAAAATACTTGGTCTGCAATATCTGTCCTATTGTAAAATCTAAACTGAAATCCACCACTTGTATTTGAAGCAGTTGCTTTATTTACTGTTACTGTGTATCGTTTCCACTCTGTAGTTAAAGTAAATTCATCTCCAGTAAAACCAGATGAAGTTCTACTTCTAAAATCTATTGGTACTATTTCTCCCCCTACTTCTCCCCTTAACCAAACACTAATAGAATAGTCTCCAGCATCGTTGAATCTTGTACCTAAATAATTATCGTGAGTATGTAGACATCCATTATTACCAGAAGCTACACCACCGATAGTAAATTTATAAGCATTTAGTTCTCCAGTTGGAGATATAAAGCCACTATCTACTGAAATAGTTCCGCTACCAAAAGTTGCACTATCCCATCCAGTAGTAGCATTACTTGTGTCAGTTAATGTTTCTGATTTTATAACTTGATTTGACCTTTGTGGCTCTAAAAGTAAACTTGGACAATTACCATCAGACCAGTCTAATCTTGGTATATCTGTAGAAGCAGAGCCTACCTCTTCTAATAAACCATCTTTGCGTACTCTTGTACCTTTTGATGCTCTATCAAATTCAAAGTCTCCATCTCCATTATTAGGTAGAATAGAGTATACTACTTCATCTTTGTATCCACTTGGTATTAGTGCTAATATTGGTTTACTCATTATCTCTCTGTTAATATTATTGTACTATTCATATACCTCCAAATACCATTTGTATACCACCTTACTGTTATCTTCTCTCCAGAGTTTATAGATGCACTTGTACCTAATTCGTGTGTTAATTGCATCCCTTGACTTGGTGTGTAAGTTAGAGCTTGAGACGTTACTAAAGTATTTAAACCTTTGTAAATATAGACTGTAGAGCTTGTACCAGTTGGTGTACCATAGCTACTGTATTTATTAGCAGTAAAAGTAACACTCGAAACATAGCAGTCAAAAGGTACTGGTATAGTACCATAAGCATAAGGAAAGGCAGTAGTCATACCAGTATCATACAAAGTTCTTGTAGATGCAGAGCTATGATAGTGCCTCCAATTTATAAGCATTTTTTCAGTGGTAGCACCTCTGTCTATTTTTGTTCTATTTTTTGCTCTCGCTAAACTACTTATCATTACTCTGTGTATTCATAGTAACTATTACCCCAGCCAGTTTCTGTAGGGTTTCCCCACCAGCTTTCGCTATATATACTTCCGTATCCCATATTATTTATTTTGCCATTTATTGTAGCATATAGCTACTGCTTGATCTTGTTTATACTCCTTGCTTATACTTGATACGCATCTGCTCATAAAATCTCTCTGCTTCTCGTTCTTTCTTGGCTCTGGTATCGGCATATTTGTACTCTATTAGTTTCTTAAGATTTAACTCTTTTATATTGTATTTCATATTATAAAACCCACCCTACCCAGTTAGCTTCTTTATCTGGGTACATATCGTCATTTTGATTAGAATTATACTCTGGATATAAATTATTGTTGAAGCTCATATAGTCTATAAATCTTCTTGTGTAGAAGTCTGCAAAATTTCTATGCTTCTGGACTAAAAAGTCTACCTCTTGTTTTGTAGCGTTTTGACTATTTTCAGCAGTGTGTTTTAGTAGTCCCCCTTGCTTTAGTTCAAAACTTGCAAAAGGTAAATAGTCTACCATAGCAAAGTGTATTAGCATCGGTTGTACATACTCATTCACTAAAGTAAGATAATTACCAGTTAAACTGTCCGTAGAAATATCGTTAGTAATTTTATCGTATAGCTTTGTACCCAGATAGTTCTGTATGTGCATCTGTTGTGCTATTTTAATAAAGTAAATAAATTTATCAGTATCTACTGACCCATCTAAAATACTGTTTTTTACTATGTCCGATCTCTTTATAAAAAGTACTGTAGCCATATTATTTTCTCCAATAGTTATTTCTTGCAGAGGATATCTGTGCTACTTCTGGCTCGTTTACTGGTATTTTTGCCTCACTCCGTAGACTTGGGTCAAGCTCCATAATCTTCTGTCGTGCTTCTGTTACTGATATTCTCTCATTATTTTTTCTTAAGTATGTCTGTCTCATCCAGTAGTGAGAACAATTAACTCCTCCTTTATATAGCCAAATATTGTAGTTATCTGCACCATCTAAACCAAACCCCTCATTTACATTATTAGCATTACCATTATAGTTAGGGTCAGAGCTATCTAAATCCTCTTTACGATATACCTTATTAGCACTCATCATTTTAGAGCAAAAATCTCTACTCTTTCCAGCAGTGCTTCTACCAGCAGTGTACTTGTATCTAATCTTAAGTATGCTTGTATCTTGCTCACTGGTCTGATTAGGACTGCTTGAGACTACACTTGCAAACTTTAGTGTCTTGTGTATTAAGTCATCGTACTCGTTAGCTGGTCTCTCGTCTATTAATTCGTAGTCAGATAAGTCCTCATCCTCTATATTTTCTAAAGCTTCATATAAGTCCTCTTTCATTCTATCTATTTCAGCTAAAGGTATACAGTTAGGCACTTCTCTACCATCCTTTATTTTAGTACCATACTGCTCGTATCCAGCTTGACAAGGGTCATCTTTGTCTTTTAATTGTGTAGATAGTTTCTGTCCAGTCTCCTCTTCTACTTGCTCTTTAGTCATAGCGTTCTCCAAGTCCACAAATTCAAGTGGCTGAAGCGTTTTAAAGTACATTTTAAGCACTATCTCGTTATAAGCTAATATATCATCAAAGGCACTAATTAAAAGGTCTTGAAACGGCTTAATTACAGTGTTATCCATAAGTATAGAAGCAGTCTTTAACTCATCAGCATTATTACCTAAACCAGTTTTATCTTTAATACCTAATAACATAGGAGAGATAATTCTGTGGGACACCATTACTTTCTGCATAGACTCCTCACTTAAAAACTGATACTGCTGGTGTGCATCACTTAATTGCACTGGTTCTATAGAGGCTTCATTTTCTTTACCATCGTTAAAGGCTAAAATAAACTTACCACTGTTAGAGCTACCAGAGAATTTGTCTCTAATCTTTCTCTCTATCATTTCTTGGGTCTCCTCATCTGGGACACCATTATTAAACGAAATCATCATAGATGGAGAAAGTCCGTTCATAATATTATTAAGATGGTAGTTAGCTATCTCCTCTTCTAATTCTGCATACTGTAAACCACCTTGATAGTCTACTGGACTGTAGTAGTAAAAACCAGCTCTATATGGTTTTACACAGTATATCTCTATCTCATCACTTGAAGTACCAAAAGCACTAAATCTCTCTGGCTCATCCATAGGCTTGATATCTTGCCAGTCTGCCATATAATAGTAAGAGTCTATTTCTCCCTCTTCATTAGCTTTACCTACTCGCAAAGTCTCTATAGGAAAGTGAGCTACCTCTACTATTCTTGTGTGATCTGAATTATAGATAACTTGCATAGCACACTGACCCATAAGCTTTAAATCGTAGCATAGCTTTCTTACGCAAGAGTCCTTTAATAAAGACTTCATTTGTGCATACTCTTCTGGTTTTTGGCTACTGTCTGTAGCATCTAAACCTTTACCAAAGATTAACTGACTAATACCATTAATAGAAGCGTTATTTGTTGGACTTCCGTTGTATCGGTCAATTAAGTATTGGTAGTAATTGTTGTCTGCACCATACGATACCCACTCTTTGTTTTTTAACTCCTTAATCTCTGGAGTAGTGTAAGTGCTTAAGTTTACTATTTTTATACTCATATTATTATATAATCATTATCGTAACTATCCTCTGTAGTGTACTCGTTTTCGTTTATAGTATAGTAATCGTTATTAGACTGGTCTATAGTCTGATCGGTGCAAAATACTTTGTCTTTATATATCACTGTAGTAGTGCCAAATAATAGCACGTCCATAGTGTAAAAGACATCTTTTTTTAGTGTACCAAAAACTGCATTAAAGCTCATATAGTTTCGGTCTGTTGAAGCAGTAGCAGAAACAGTAGTAACTCCTCCAGTACTTTCATTAGTTAGTTTAACGTTTACTTGACCATCTACATACTGTCTTGGAATTACCTTAAAAGTCTTTGTCCCACTTGTACCTATAATCTTCATACTAATATAACGTACTAATTTTAGTATTTAGATAAAAAAAACCCTCACATCTCTGCAAGGGTCTTAACAAACCAAATTTAATCTTGAAAAAAAATACTTACTACAAATATATAAAAAAACCCCTACATTTCTGTAAGGGTTGTATCAGTGATTTTATGCACTATAAGATTTCTACCTCGTAACCTTTATCAACGTAATATTTTTTTACGTCTTTTAAGTCCTCGTGATGAAACCAACTATCGTTAATGAGGTGTTCTCGGTTTGTACAATAGTAGTGTCTGCCATCTTTTCTAATTGTTACTTTGTTTGTCATAATTGTTTTATTAATTAATATATAATAATATACAAAATTTAATACTTATAAACAAATAATTAACAAACTTTAACAAAACTTTAACATTTAATAGTAAAAAAAAGGGACACCCTAAAGCATCCCTCTTAATCTAAACTAATCAAATATTACGGAGTAATTAAGTCAGAAGTATTAATGTAAGTTTCAAATTCTGTACCATCTACAAAGTAAGCTGGTATAGACTCTTGTGCGCTTAATGTTAGTGTAAATCCAGTTAAGTCTCCCATAGTAGCTCCAGTTACAATAGTGCCTCCAGTTACGTCAGCTCCGTGTACTGCACCTACCATTAAATATACGTTTTCTGTAGTATCCCCTACTTTATTGTGTGTTTGGACTACAACGTGTGGACGAGCTTTAGCAATTTTTACTATCTCTTCTTGAGTAGCTAAATCTAACTTTTGTAAAGTCAAATTAAGTACTTGTTCGTAAAAGACAGTACCATTTTCTCTCGATCCAGTAATCGTTTGCTCAAGGCTGGATACTCCCCCTCTAACTTTAAATTCGTAGAAGTCTGGAGTACCACCGATAGTCGTTACTTCTCCAGCAGTTACTGTAAGCGTTCCCATAGTCCCATATTCACAAAAGAATACAGACTTAATTCCACCTACTGTATCGTTACAAGATAAGTTACGTCCAGTTGATAATGTACAAGCCATATTATATTATTTTAAATAAAAAAGGGTAGGGTAATCCCCCACCCCCTTTTGTGTTAGTTAATTATTTATTATGATAGTGTGTAAAGAGCCAAGTCAGAGCCAATACCATATTGTACTCCAGCAGTTCCTCTCATCACTACTCTCACATTTTGAGACCCATCGATATCTCCCATATCAATAACCTTAACTTCTTGTAGGTCTGATAACAAACCAGTACCAAAGAATAGGTTAGACTTCTGTCCAGCTACCATATGGTCGCTTGGCATACCTGGTGCGCGGAAAATCTCGATACCATCAAACATTAGGCTTGGGATAGCTTGGTTATTACCTCTACCCTCGTAACCATTAGCACCTAAACCATTAGCACCAAATCCACCTAAAGCTCTTAAGTATAATTGGTAAACATTGTTAGGTACATAGATACACAAATCTTCTTGGTATAGTACTGCATTTGGAATTGCATCTACTAACTTTCCTATTTCAGTAGTGATATTATCAGCAGTAAAAGAGGAAGCTGTTGAAGAAGCATCGTTTACGTCTGAATCAGCAGACATAAGTGTAGT